TGAATTGTCCCGTGCCTTGCTCCTGCGTGCCGAGAAGGACAACATAGCGGTTGTCGTCAACAAACATGGCGTCGGCAACACTTGGCGCGCCGGGAACTAAGGTTGCCGCTGCGGCGGTGTTGCCTTGCCATTCATAAAGCGCGCCGCCCCTTGGGACGGCGAGCATATAATCGCCCCAGGAATCCAAGCTCCAATGGCGCAAAAAGGTTGAACCGCTTGTGCCGCTGCCATAGGCGCCGGTTCCGTAAAGCCCCGTTCCGAACCCGCCGCCAACGCCCGCGTCAATGTTTCCCGCCGCCAATCCGGCTGGCGTCACGTTATAAGCTCCGCCGCCTTTGACAACGTAGAGGTTACTGTGCGTTCCCAAGCCCAAAAGCTTGTCGCGCGTGCGATTTTCCCAACCGTACAAGCCGCGCGGCACGCCGCTAAGCGCCGTCGGTAAGCGTTTCTGCCACCCGCCGATCGTTTGCGGGCGACCGCGCACAAACCGCACGCGCGAGCCGTTAATCCAGGTGTTCTCTGCGTCGCCGCTTGTGTCATCGGTCACAATGCCGGGCGCAAACTCGATTTTGCTTAAGGGCATCAGCCCACCGCCCACGTGCCGCCGGCAAATACCAGCGAGACGCGCTGCGCCGCTTGGTTGCAGATCAGATTTTCGGCCAATCCGACGATTGTCTGCCCGTTTCGCGCCACTGTCAGGGGCGCGGTATCCCAAGTCGCGCGCGCGTCCAGCAGCGTGACTTCTGCGCCCACAGGCGGAGACGCCGGCAGCGTCAATGTCCAGGCCGCGCCGCTCGTATCCGCCACAATCCGATCGCCATTTACGGCCGTGTAAGCGCTGGTTTTCACTTGCCACGGCGCGTTTGCAACTGAATCCACATAGGCTTTTGTCGCCGCGTCGGTCGCAGCGATCGGCGCGCCAAGGTTTTGCAGCCTTTGCCCGCCGACATCCAGCATGCGCGCTTTGAACACCGACACGCCGTCGCAATAGACATGCGTTCGCTCGCCAGGCAACACGCTGGCCCCGGTTGCGCCGGCCGTAATCGTCACCGCTGCTGCGCACGCATTGTCAATCAAATACGTCTTTTCCACCGCCGGGATGGTGACCGAAAACCCGCCAGCGCCGATTGTGCGCAACACCGCGTTGCGCGCCTGATCCACCGCAAAATTCGCGCTGGTCAGCACCACCGCGCCATTCACGGCAATCTCTTCAAAGCCCGCGATCGCATCGTCTATCAGCGACAGCCCAAAGTCGTTAAGTCGCTGGCCCCACGTATTGAAATTTTCGCCCGTGTTTTGTCTTTCGAGGCGAAGCCGGGCGGTTGGCGAAGATGGCATGCGTAAACCTCATTTAACCCGCGCAAACCCATCAATTGCCGACGCAAACGTGATCGTCAGGGTGTTGTCGGACAAGTGCAGCACGTTGCCCAATATCTCCACGCCGCCGGTCGTCCGCGCCGTCACGTGCGGCTTAAACCCTAAATTGTGCGCCACGGTCCACACCGTCGCCGGGCTTGCTTGCGTGTGCGTGTAGGATTGGCTCGACAGTGCGCCGATTGCGCCCGCTGTCGATCGGCGCGTTTGCCCGCCTTGCACAAGCGGCACGATCTCCGCCCCCGTCAGCGCAATTGCGGCCGGCAAGCCGGAAATCGGCGTATCGGCCATTATTCGATCAGCAGGCGCCCACCGCCCGCCCCCTCAATCAAAAGCGCATCGCCCGCGCCGGGCGCGCCGCTTTCCACATAGCGCCACGTCACCCCGTCGCTCCACGCCGGCTTGGTCACGTCATCCACAAACACGAAATGCCCGCGAAAGCGCGACGCATCGGGCAAGTCCGCGATGCGATAGACTTTCACCGGCCATGGCGCCGAAAACAGCCGCTCCAGCCGGCGCGTGATCTCTTCCCTGAGCCTTTGGCCCCATTCCGGGGCGCGCGCATCCGCGCCAATCCGCCCGCTCATCGCGAGCCGCCATAAGCCCGGCGCGTGCGCGCCCCGGCAGACAGGCTCTCCACCGCATCATCATGCACGGCGCCGATCGCCCCATCATAAAACTTCGCCCACAGCAGCACGCGCTCATCATCGACCAGCCCCGGCGCTGCAGCGAGCAACGTTGCGTAAAAATACACATCCCAATGCGCCAAAAACACCGGATGCGCGTCCGTCACGCTCAGCTTCGGCAGCACCTTAAAATAGCGCACCGTCGCGCCATAAACGCCATCGGGCGTGGGTCCAAACAGAAAGGATCCCGCCCAATACGCAAACTCTTTCGGCGGTCCGCTTCTCTCGCCATGCGCGCCGTCGAACGCTTCCGGGCTTACTTGTCGCAGCGGTGGGCAATTAGGAAATGTCACGCTGCAGACAATGCTTAGATCCGCCGGGGCGAGGGCCGCAGCTTGGCCCGCCACCGTCTGAACAATCGCGCTCCCTTCGCGCTCTTTGCAGCGCAAATCGCGCGCGATTTGCTGTTCGGCTTGCGCCACCAGCCGCGGCAAGCGCGCTTGAAACACGCTATCGGCGGCGCGGCGCAACTCATCGCTGACGGCCGCTTGCAGCCCAGCATAGGTCGTTAGATGGCCCAAACCTCACCCCTTGTGCACTTTGAATTTGGAGTGCGCCGCAAGGAAGCGCCGCCACGCGTGCGGATCGTCAAACCAGCCCTCGCGAATCGCTTGATCCAGAAACACCAGCGGGATTTCGCCGATGTGCCGCATCGTATCGCCCGGCTTTTTTTCGGTCGCCAAAGCGTGCGCGTAGTCGATCGTCGGTGCTGCGTCTTGCTCTGTATAAACGGCATAGGATCCGTCTGACTCTTGAAGCCAATAGGTCGCTTTTCCAGTGACCGAATTGCGGCTTAATAGCCTACGGCCCATCGCCACCCCCATCAATCGCCTTCGGCTTTGCCCGCGCCTTTGCCGGCGGGGCCTCGTCCGCAACGCCGCTGGCGTGGCCGTTTTCAATCAGTGAGCGCGCTTGCTTGTCGCTAACCTCGATGATGGTTCCGATTGGATAACGGCCGCCTTTGCCGTCGTGCACGGCGTCCGTTTCGGTTTTCACTTTCGGCATGCCATATCCCAGAAAATACCCGCCCGGTAGGCAGCCGGGCGGGTGAGGTTACGGAAGTCTATTTGCTTAAGACGTCAAAAGATCAGCGACTTTGCCGTGCGCTTTCTCGTTGCCCATGACCAAAGTCGCTTCGCAAATTAGCATTTCCTGGTCGTTGTCGCCGCGTTTGGCCAAAGGAATGCGCCTCATACGACGCAAATAGGCGATCTTAAGATAATCCTTATCAATAAGTTGCACCGTCCGGGCTCGCGTGAACAAGCTGGGTATCAACTTGATGTCGCCGAAATCGCTGGCGAACAAAGAAGCGCTGGCCAAGATGGTTGCCTCGCTCACGGCCTGGCGCGCGCTCGACCGGCCGGTAAAGGCACTAGCTAGGCGCTTTGCCCGTGGCCCCATTAAGGCCCGATCCGGCTTGCCCCCATTGGTGTAACACAACTCTAAAACGTCTTGCAGCAACGTCTCTGAAAAGGCCCGCTGCGTGCCATCCGTCAGCGCCGCCGTTTCGTTGGCCGGCGCTGCATAGCCGACGCCGGTTGATACGTTGGTTTGAACGAAATGTTCAAACCCGCGCGCCTTGCGGGCAGCCGTTTGAATGCCGTTGCCATCGACGGTTCCGGCGCTGCGCGCTTGGGCGCCGGAAAAAATCAAATCCATATCGCGCCGCATTTCCAGGCCGCGCTTGGCGATTTGATAAGACATCTCGCTGTCACGGCCTTTCTTTACGATCGCTTCCTGCGTTCCGGAAACAGCCGCCGTTTTGCGCAAAATTTGCACGTTATTACCTAAGCGCGCCGTAGGCGAGGCCAGAGAAATCGTCGGATCGTCGCCTTCTAGTTGGGCGTTGTTTGCGTCGGGCGCGGCGAGCGTGTCTGTCTGCCACTCGTGGAACACCGCTTCAGTGCTCGTCGTTCCGCACGCCATCGTGAACGGCGTTTCGGTCGGATCAATGTTGTAAATTTTATCTTGTAAGTCTTCGGCGTTGCCGACCGAACGGCCCACCGAAAACGTGCCTGCTGGGACTGCCATGATTATCTCCTTCGCCCGCCTTGGGGGCGCATTTCGGTTTCAAGAATCCACGCCGCCGCATCCTCGATGGTTCCGCTCTTCCTGGCGCGGTCGGCAATCGCCTGCGTGCGCCGCTCGTTGGTCGGGCGCGCAGGCTGTTTTGATCCGGGGGGTAAGGGGCGGGGCGTGTTTTGGATCTTGCCGGTGCGAAACGCCTTGCCCTTTTGGGCAATCATCCGGTCATAGAGCCAAGCCTTGCGCGCGATAACCATTGCTCGCGGATCGTCAATTTCATTCAATTCTTCGACTGTAAACCCCCACTTTTCCACCATTACCTGTCCAATCGCCGTGCGCTCGCGCGCCGCAAGCTCTTGGTTGCGCCATTCCGGAATCAGGACAGGCAATTGCGCCACCGCGGCCTGCATGTTTTCCGCGCGCGCGCGCTGTTGCATTGCCTGCGCGCCCCTCGTCATATCCTGATAACCTGCAAAGAATTCCTGCGCCTTGGCCATAATCTGGTCGCGGACCTGCTTAGCCCGCCAGCCTTCCACCGGATCCTGCAACATCAATTGATTGATGGCCTCTTCGCTAGGCGCTTGTTCGGCTAAGAAGCCCGCCACCTGCCCTAACAAGTGCGTGTAGGCTTGGCGCTCGGCTAAGACTTGCTGGCGCTGCGGTTCAAACGCTTTGCGCTCGTTAGAAAAAGCTTGTTGGCGCTGCGTCAGACTTGCATCAATCTGATAAGCCTTGATCAGATCAGCAAGGCCAACCTCTTGCGTTTCGCCATCCACCACGACTTCATATTTGCGCTCGTCAGACGGGTCGGCCTCTTGGCTATCGTCTTCACCGGATTCTTGCAACCCCGTCTCGTCATCAAACTCGTCCGTATTCTCCGCGTCGCTTTCTGCATCGAAATCGTCAAACTCGTTGCCAAACTCGCCCTCGTGCCGACCGCCGGCATCGCCCGTTCGGCCCGCCACATACCGCCCGCGCTCGTCGCGCGACTGCGGCGGCGCGCGGTCCATGTCCGCAATCGCCGCGGCGGCGGCGTCCAGACTATTGTTTTCATCGCTCATGTCATCTCCTTAAGCGCCGTCGCGCTGCGGCGCAGAAGTCCAAAAACCTGCCGCTCCAATAAAGGCCGCCCGTTCGCGACCGATCGCAAGTGGGCCTGCACTGTCCGCACAATGCTGATCGCGTCCCAAAGGCGCTCACGCTCTGCGGTTTGATCAGCGCGCGTCGCCATCCACGCGGCAATGTAGCCCCGCTCCAACGTGTCAAAGGCTTCAGCAATCAGCGGGTGGGCCAACGCGGCTTCCGCCCGCGCCGCGCGCCGCGCCGCGATCTCCGCGTCAAACTCTTCCGCTGCCGGCTCCGCAAGCGCTAAGGCCGCGGGCTTTTCAAACACGCGCGCCCATTGCCGCCTCGCCACCTCCACCACGCGCCGCCAGTGCATGACGCACCAAGCCCGAACGATCACTGCACGCCGCCTGTCATCATTGAATCTGGCGCCATCGGCATGGGGTTTCCTGCATTGTCGCGGGGTTGGCGCATCAAGTTCAACAAGGCCGCCAAATCAAAAGGAACGCCCGCTTTCGCCGCTTCGGTCCATGTTTTCAGCGCCAACGCGTCGCGCTCGCGATCGTCCTCCATGCGCGCCTTTTCCAACATTGCCGCGGCGCGAATTTCTTCGGCCCGCGTCACGGCCAAGACTTGCGAATCTTGCCCCGGGTCGGCCTGTTGCCGGCTTGCCGCCATCGCCTTGGCCTCATCTGAATCCGGGTCCAGGAAGTAAGGCTCAACCGTCGGCAAGCCGCTGGCGCGTGTTAATTCTTTCAACACGTTATAAACCTGTTTTTCGCCCGCCAAAGTCAGGCCTGCGCCCATGGATTCCCGCTGCACTTGCAGCAGCGCGCCCAAGGCTTCGCGGATCTTGCCTTTATCGCCCGTGCCTAACCCTACGTTTGGTGTGAAATCCATTTGCGCGTTCCAGCTTGCAGGATCCATCTGCACCCACTTGCCGCGAATACGCACAGTGCGCGGGCGGTTTTGATTGGCGACCACTTCGCGCAAAATCTTTTCGAACAGCGGTTTGAACCCGCATTCGGCAAAGACGCGCGCGATCAGGCCAACCTTTTGTTGCGCTGCGCTCATTAGCTGGTTAAGCCCGCTTGCCGTTTGATTAGATAACAAGTCTGGGCTTGTTCCGGTGCTCGTGGCGCTCACGCCCGTGCGCTTTTCGCCTTCCCGCTCCAAAAACTCAAAGAACGGCAACGCCTGCGCACCCGTCCAAACACGCTGAACAAACGTCACATCATCGGGCGCGCTCACCGGAATCGGTCGGCCCGGCATTGGGTTCAAAACAGCGTCCCACGTGTCGCGGCCCGCGCTGCGCCGCACCATGCTAGTCGGCGTGTTGGCCTCAAACATTCCGTCAACCATTTGGCGCAACATGTCCGTGCGAATGCCTTGCAGATCGCGCACCAAATCGGTAATCGAAAGCCCTTCAACGCGATGGCTTAACAGCACGCCAGACACCGGGATGAACGGTGGTTCATCCACCA